AAACCATCAAAACATTGGTGTGATTAAACAATCTAACCTATGTAATGAAATTTATCAGTATACTGATGAGAATACAACTGCGATTTGTACACTATCATCAATCGTACTTAAAAACTTTATTGTTGATGGTAAGTTTGATTACAAACTATTGATTGAAGAAGTTAGAAAGGCGGTTAGAGCGTTGAACAATGTTATCGACAAGAATAATTATTCAACTGAAAAAGGTCTTAAAGGAGGTTTAGAACAAAGAGCGATTGGTATTGGGGTACAAGGTTTAGCTGACGTATTCTGTTTATTGGACTATGTATTCACTTCAGATGAAGCTAAAACTTTGAATAAGAATATTTTTGAGGCAATTTATTATGCGGCAATCACTGAAAGTAATGATTTGTGTAAGAAAGGAATTAGACACCCTTACGAATTCTTCAAAGGTTCTCCAATGTCGAAAGGGATTTTCCAATTTGATATGTGGGGGTTGAATGACTCTGAATTATTCTTGGATTGGGAAACGTTGAAAAAAGACGTACAAGAATTTGGTGTTTGTAACTCCTTATTCACTGCTCAGATGCCAGTCGCGTCTTCAGCAAAAATTACTGGTTCATTTGAGATGACCGAACCAGCACATTCCGCATTGTTTAATAGAAGAGTTGTTGGTGGGGAGATTATGATTGTGAACAAGTACTTGATTAATGACTTTGAAAAAATTGGTATTTGGTCCGAAGATTTGAAGAATGAAATTATTATGAATGAAGGTTCAATTCAAAACATTAACTTCAATCAATACCTTGACCCTGAAGACAAAAACTATAACAAAAAGGTTAAGAGAATTGAGCATTTAATTCCTAAGTATAAAACAATTTGGGAGATTTCTCAGAGAGATTTGATTAATATGGCGGCAGATAGAGCACCATTCATTGATCAGTCTCAGTCTATGAACATATATATGTCGAACCCTACGTTGTCTAAAATTACATCATCTCACTTTCACTCGTGGGAAAAAGGTTTGAAAACATTGTGTTATTATGTAAGGACTAAGGCAATTTCAACAGGGGCTAAACACTTAGCGTTGGATATGTCAAAGGCACAAAAACCAAAACCAAATGTTGAAGTTCCTAAAGTTGATTATAGTAGTATGAATTTACCACCAAAACCAGAAGGAATTGAAATTGAATGTTTCGGTTGTTCTTCCTAATTAAATAATTAATCCCGATATATATCGGGATTTTTTATTTGTGGCTATTTATAAGGAAAAACAAGGGTCTTATATTTATCTTTATGGCGAACGGAGTAACATATGGAATAAACTTTCCTTTCAGAGATTCGAGACGGGGTGATTTTTTAGAACTTACCCAATTAGAATCTCAGCAAATTAAATCTGACTTAATTCACCTTCTTTTAACTAGAAAAGGTAGTAGGTATTTTTTACCTGATTTTGGAACAAGACTGTATGAATTTTTATTTGAGCCATTTGATGGTTTAACTTTTGATGCAATACAATCAGATATAAGAGATGCTGTTCAAGTTTATATGCCAAACCTGTTATTGAATCAAATATCAATCACACCTGCTGACCCAATGGAAGAAGTTGATACCATGTTAGGTGAAAATACACTTGGAACAAGCGAGTCTCCAATTTATAGATTACCTGGAAAAGGAACTTCGGAATATACCGCTAAAATTAGAATAGATTACTCGAACAACAGATCGACTTTTGCTCAAAGTGATTTTGTTATTATTAATATTTAATATAGATGGCAAATCGTAAAATTTCATATACAACTAGAGATTATCAGGGGATAAGAACTGAGTTATTAAACTATGTAAGAACATACTATCCTGAATTGATTCAGGATTTTAATGACGCATCTGTATTCTCGGTATTTTTGGACTTGAATGCTGCGGTTGCTGATAACTTACATTATCACATAGATAGAAGTATTCAAGAAACAGTACTTCAATATGCGCAACAAAGATCTTCAATATATAATATTGCGAGAACTTATGGATTAAAACTTCCTGGACAAAGACCATCAGTATCTTTAGTAGATTTTTCAATTACCGTACCTGCCTTTGGAGATAAAGAAGATGAGAGATATCTTGGAACTTTAGCGAGAGGGTCTCAAGTGTCAGGTGCTGGTATAATATTTGAAAACATATATGACGTTGATTTTACATCACCATATAATGCCCAAGGGTTTCCCAACAGATTAAAAATACCTAACTTCAATGCCAATAATGTTTTGGTTAATTATACTATTACCAAGAGAGAATTAGTTGTTAATGGTATTACTAAAGTTTTCAAAAGGGTTATTACTCCAAACGATGTTAAGCCATTTTTTGAATTATTCTTACCTGAAAAAAATGTATTAGGAATCACAAGTGTATTACTTAAAAGTGGTACTGAATATACAAACATACCTACAGCGGCGGAATTCTTAGGAGTTCCTAACAAATGGTATGAAGTAGATGCCCTTGCCGAAGATAGAGTTTTTATTGAAGACCCTACAAAAGTTTCCGACCAACCAGGAATTAAAGTTGGTAGATATATTCAAACACAAAATAGATTCATTAGTGAATACACTCCTGAAGGGTTTAAGAAATTAACTTTTGGTGGAGGAACCAATACGGCACAAGATGCGTTAAATCAATTTACAACATTAGGGGCAACGATAGACCTACAAAGATATTCAAACAATTTATCTTTGGGTTCGGCTTTAACTCCGAATTCAACTCTGTTTGTTCAATATAGAGTTGGGGGTGGTTTAGGTACTAACTTGGGAACAAATGTTATCACTCAGATTGGTACTGTATCTTTCTTTGTTAATGGTCCATCAGAACTAACAAACTCATCGGTAGTTAATTCTTTGAGATGTAACAACGTTACTGCTGCAATTGGTGGAGCAGGGTTACCATCTTTGGAAGAAATTAGAAATTATGTATCATTCAACTTTTCCGCACAGAAGAGAGCGGTGACAGTTCAAGACTACGAATCTATCATCAGGAATATGCCTTCAGAATTTGGAGCACCTGCAAAAGTTTCAGTTACAGAAAACGATAATAAAATTTTAATTCAATTGTTGTCTTACGATACCTCTGGTAAATTAACTAATATTGTATCGAACACCTTGAGACAAAATGTTGCAACCTATCTTTCTAATTATAGAATGATTAATGACTATATTTCCATTTTGACTGCTGAAGTAATTGATCTTAGTGTTGAGGTATCAGTTGTATTAACTTCGGCACAGAATTCAGGACAAGTTATTGCTGATGTTGTAGACAGAATTTCGACTTACTTTAATCCACAAGTGAGGGAATTAGGACAGAATGTTTATTTGTCTGAGATACAAAGTATTGTACAGAACCAAAATGGTGTACTTACAGTAGCAGGAATTAAGGTATTCAATAATGTGGGTGGACAATATTCTTCGGCTGAAACATCTATGCAATATTCTGATCCTGAAACGAGACAAATTGCTCCTGTTGCCGACACTATTTTTGCTCAGCCTTCACAAGTTTATCAAATAAGATATCCAAATAAGGATATTAAAGTTTCAGTAGTAAACTTCCAATCCACAACATTCTCTTAATAGGTTTATTATCCTAAGCTTTGGTTTATAATTTACAATGTGTGTCTATTTGTTTCTTAAAAATTACACATAAACTATTTATAAATTAAAGATATTACATGGGTGATTCATATAGAATTAGGACCGAACTTGGTATTAACAAATCAATTAATGTACAGTTAGACCAAGAATTTGAGTTCTTAGAAATTTTATCTCTTAAAATACAACAAACAGATATCTACACAAGAAGTTGTGCTAATTATGGTGTTTTAGTTGGTAGGGTCACCGCAAATAATGGATTTGGGGTACCTAATGCTAGAGTTTCTATATTCATACCTATTGAACAGGTTGACGAATCAAATCCATTAATAACAAGTATCTATCCATACAAATCACCAAATGACAAAAATAGTGATGGGTATCGATACAATCTATTACCATATACACCTTCTTATTCAAAACATGCTGCGACTGGAACATTACCAACAAAATCGGATGTTCTAACAGGAAGTACTGCCGTAGAAATTTACGACAAATATTATAGGTTTACAACAAAAACTAATGATAGTGGAGATTATATGATTATGGGTGTTCCGTTGGGGGAACGAACGATAGTCATGGATGTTGACCTTTCTGACATCGGGGAATTTTCTTTAACACCTCAAGATTTAATTAGAATCGGTTTAGCCACAGAAGCACAAGTTGCGGGTAACAGATTTCGAACATCAAATGATTTGAATTCTTTACCTCAGATTATTAATTTAACTAAAAATGCTGAGATTTCTCCTTTGTGGGGTGACCCTGAAATATGTGATATATCAATTAACAGATTAGATTTCGATTTAAGAGACGATGCTAACGTTGATATACAACCGACTGCGGTTTTTATGGGTTCTGTTTTTTCTACTCCTGACAAGTTTAGGTTAAGAAAAAATTGTAAACCCAAAGATAATATGGGTAATTTGTGTGATTTGACTTCTGGACCTGGTCAAATATTAGCAATTAGACAAACCGCAGATCAGGATGTAGATGGTAATCCTGTCTTGGAAGTATTCGAATTGGAACAAGCGGGTAACATTATTGATGGAGATGGAACATGGTTGACAGAATTACCGATGAATTTGGATTATGTTATAACCAATGAATTTGGAGAAAGAGTTGTTTCAAATGACCAATCAATTGGTATACCCACTAAATCAAAATTTAGGTTTAAGGTTAAATGGACGCAACCAACTGACTTAACAATACAAAGTAGACGACCGCATTATTTACTACCTAATGTTAAAGAATATGGATGGGAGAATTCAAATACAGACCCAACTTATTTTTTTAATCAAATAAATAAAAGAAAACAACAAAGTTCGTACTATTTTGGATTGGCGTGGAGTGGTTATACCGATGGATTTGTCGGGTCAGAACAAATTGAAAGACTTGATGAAATCATAAATTGTGAAGATACATTTTACGAGTTTCAATTCAATAGGGTATACACTGTATCATCGTTAATTGATCAATATAAAAAAGGAGGTAGAGGAAGATTTATTGGGATTAAAGAAATTGATGACGATACCTGTGATAGTACAATAAACAAATTTCCTGTAAATGACGGATTCAAAAACTTTGATTTATTGTTTTTTTTGTTTTCAATAATATTCACAGTTCTTCAGTTTGTTGGAGTGGCACTATTAGTAGTATCCCACTTTATATTGTTTATTTATACGACAGTAATACGGGCATTATGTTTCTTGTGCGGTGTTAGAATTCTTAGGACTAGACCATTTGCGTTTATTTGTAACGCTTTAAGATTAAAGTGTGAAACTAAGGATTTTACTATTAGATTACCAATGATTACTTATCCTGAGTGTCAATCTTGTTCATGTAATGAGACAAAAGTAAATTCTGAAGCAGTTTTAGGAGGAACTTCGGGGGTTCTATCTTACGTGTCATTTCCTGAAAGTTATTTTGAGGGGCTAGAATTAATTTTTGGGGCTGACGGAACTCCTTCTGAAGATGTACCAATAAAATCTTCAATTTTTGCACAAGCAATCGCAGGTAATAACGACTCAGTATCTGACTTGGATATTTTCAAAACTCCAAAATCATCTGTTGTAAGATTTTTATCTGATGAGTCAGATGAAGATAAGCATTTCGCTTTTTCTGAAAGTTTAACTGTTGGAGAACGAATCAATATATTTAATACTAGAAAATCATATTTTGATAATCTGAATAAAATAAAAGTTACTTTTGCTCAGAGTTCAAACTTTGGTAAATTCCACTTTGATAATACAATTACAGTTTTATCAAACCAGTTTTATGACTCAGGTCAATTATTAACATCTGTAAATCCGGCAACAACAACAGATAAAAACTTTTTATATACTGCTCAAACTGAAAATGGTGTTGTTAATGGTGTTACCGGTACTACAATTCAGGCGGCAACGTCTGTTAATGTTGACTATGCTGTAACTCAAACATCTGACCAAACTGTTTTATATTCATTACCAACGGGAAGCACCATAACAAGACAATCATATCCACAAGACAGAGAATACTACCAAGTCGTAACGGCAATTACTGTTTCAGACGCTATTAAAATATGGAATTTAGGGGAATTAGAAACTTTTCCAAATGTATTAGCCGCACCATCACGATTAATTTTAGCTAAAAAAAGGTTGAGAGGGTATCGTAGAAACGATAAGGATTTTCTTATTAGTCCTTTGAATGCTTTCAGTGATATTGAAAATCAGTATATTCTTATTTTACAAAGGGGGGTTGACCCGTATTCTCCAAAATATACAAATGAATATCGACTTGGAAGAATATTTGGAAAAAATATTGATGACCCTGGATTAACGATTACTGCCCAAACAAGATTAAATATACCGATACAAAAATTAACTCAAACTAATATATCAGTACAACCATTTACCCAAAATGGTATGTTTTATCCATCGTATTTCTTTGAGGCTGGAAATGATTTTTCTGGATTTACGACATCTACTGTAGGTTATTATGGAAGTTTGGATGCTACTTCTAATAACAACAGGTTGAGTCCTAAAAATATTGGAGGAGTCACTACTATGGTTAGTAAAACCAACAATGACTTTTATTCTTCAAATCAAAATTCTGCTAAATATGATGAGGCTGAAGATGTTTCGGGAGCATCTTATATTTTCTCTAATATTACTGCGTTTTCTTTAGACCCATTATCTGTTGTAGTTTTGGGAGCATCTGCTGGAGTGGGGGCAACTTTATTACCATTCGTGGCTCTTGCGCCTTTTTTCCCAATAATAACTATCCTCCTAATTGGAGCGGCAGTAGCGGCGGTATTCGCGGCAATATTTGCAGTCAATTTCAATTATAATGATGTTAGATATCAATATTTTACACCAAACGGGTATCCTCGGTTATTAGCAAATCCGATGCCAATCTCCTCCAAAAATAACAATGTTATGAGGACTGATAGATTACCATCATCCGATGTATTGAATGGTAGTTCGTGGGAAACTAATCCGGCATTACTTCAACAAAATAATAATTTTATTTTTTACAGTATTCCTGACCTTGATCAACCATTAGATTTGGCATCATATACAACGGGAGCTGAGATACCAACTGAGGATCTTGATGGACTACCAAATAATTTAACTGTGTTCTCAACATTTAGTTGTGAAAATATGGTTGGGTTAGATTGTTATGAAGGATTTGGTGACAATTTCAAGATAAACCAAGAGTGTACTACAAAGGACAATGTGTATAAAGGTTGTTATTTGTTTTTAAGAAGACCCTTAGCTGATTTAGGAAAAGACCTTTCGAACTTTAATGAATGGGCATATAGATTCAGATTCTTTTATGGACTGTGCAGGGGGGTTCTCGCTCAATCATTTATGAATAATTGGGTTAATGGAACTCTTTATATGTTCCCAATACAAGTTGACACCTTCTATAATAAACAAAATAAAGTGGGTAAAGTGGAATATTGTAAGGACGTTGTTTATTTCAACACAGATAGTAATAATTTCTATTACAGAAGTAGTCCTTACAATGAGATTACAAACACCTTTGTTGGAAAACGAACAAATAATGATGGAAGAGTAAATGAATTGAATTTGTTGTTTCCAACCACTTTAGTTAACATGGGTATGAAGGATATATTCTACTCAGAAATTACATTTGACCCAACAACAAAAGGATATATTATTCCTAACATAAATCCTACAAGTTATGGAGATACTTCCGACTTAGTAAATTTGTTTGTGGTGTCAAGAATTACTGACGAAAATTTCTTAGAGCAATTAATACCTTTAGGAGATAACGGTATAAATCAACTATTTTCAAGACCGGAATTAAGAATTGATGGAGATTTGGCACAACTGATGTCTATCAACAGCGAAATAGGTAATATTAATTTTTCACCTGAGTATTATGATGTTCTAACTGGTGCAACAAATCAACCAACGCAAATTCTTGGAACCGCGAAGAATCCTACAATAGCGGTTTGGTTTTCATCGACCACAGAGGATTTACAAACCAAAGATTATTTAACACCTGGTAGAATTAATTTTAGAGGTACTGATGATATTGGGTATTATCCATATCCTTACGGAATTAAATCTCAAGTTGTACCTTTCTACCAATGGAAATTGAATAATACTAAGCTTATTTTTGGAGATCAATTTAACACATGGGCAACTTCACAATCGGATATTGTTCAAAATGTTAGGTACCAATCGTTAGATAGGTATGCCTCCGACACACCATATTTCTATAGTGACAATTCAGAATCCAATGACTTGAACGCACGTGGGTATATTTTTAATGTTGATGGAACTGTTGGAGATGGTCAATATAAATCAACAGGAGCGTTGAAACAAAAATTTGTGGTAGGTGCTCCTTACCAATTTTATTTTGGAACCATAGTCGGTGAAACCGCTTTGGATAAATTTAAGACTAAGTATTCTGTAGATGAATAAGTATACGATAATACCAAGTGGACTTAGATATAAGGGTGCTCCTTCATTAGACGAGGAAATATCTTTGACTCTTCAAGAGCAAAGTCAAGAACTCACTGAGTACGATAGGACATCTACGTTAAATCTTGCTCAGATTTATGACGATGAAAGACAAGAAAGTACAATATTTAGACCAACATTTAAGATAACATACTTGTATGATAACACCTATACAGGTACTACAACTTATTTACCTTTCCAATATAATTTATACTATAGTGATCCAGCAAATTCAAAACAAAGTGGAATATGGAGAGGATTTCCGCAATATTATGAATTCGATTTTTATAGACCTAATATAGGAGATAGTCATTTTCAATACAAAGCAAAGAGTGCTTACACATATAACTGGATGTACTATTTGACCTACCCTTATGAAAATGATAGTGATAGACAACTAACATATTACTCCACGAGTAACAATGATGTGAATTGGATTGCTTCAAGTGGAATACCATTCTCAATCGTAAATAATACTCAGAATGGTAATGGTTTGGTTTCTTTTATTTGTATTGCCCCTCATGGTTTGACGATAGGACAATATGTGGAATTATCGTTAACCTATCGTGGGTCTAACATATTCCAAGTTTATTCTATTGGTAATGGATTATATGGAAGTGACAAACATGTGTTCAACTTATTTAATATTGGATTTACAGGTTCTACATTTAATAACGGGACAATTGGAACATTTAGAAGAGTTATTAATCCCGACAACTTATTGGAGACAAGATCTAAATATTATGTTAAGAAATATAAGGTCTTAACTAACCTTACTGACCTTGCAATTACTAAGGCGGGATTTGAAAAAAATGTGTTTGGTGAAGAGAGGAAACTTGAATATAGTTCGATAACACCAAACAATGTTACAAGAATATCTCAAAAGACAAGTAGTAACACTTATGACGTAACATCTAACTATGACTTGAACTTTGCGGGTTTGTTGGATAATCAAAAAAGACCATTGAATGAAATTAGTTTAACAATAGTTAATAAAGGATATTCAGGATATTTTAATCAACCATTCAATAGTGTTGGATTGAAACAAGGGTGGGGGTTCAATTTGGCAAAAACTCCAACTCCTTGGTGGGATTTGAATAATCAAAGGTCAAATACAAACATACCTGTTTCAGCATATACTCTCACCAATGGTGCGACAAAAACATTTAATTATAATTTAGATTTGAAACCTGGTGATATAATGGACGGTGATTTCTGTGAGTGGAATGACTATGAACAAGTTGAACGTGTTGTATCACCATATTACCATAAGATAAAGTTCAATCAAACGGTATTCCAAACAACAAACAATTTTTCTACGAACTCACCAGGTTATTATTATAAACCCCATAACTCAATGGTATTGAAAGTGTTTTCGGATTATATTGAAACTGCGGAACTTGGGGAAATTGACAATGTTCCGAGTTGGGCATTTTATTCAACTACCGACCAAGAGTTTCGATGGAGGGATATTTATACCTATGGGTTTATAGACAACTTGGGACGTGGTGTAGATTATCCTTACTTAAACTCAGCCCATTATCCTTATACTCAGGCGATTTTTAGATTGATTCCTGAAGGAATAAATTATAACGATAATCTTGACGGATTTGACTTCGCAATAAAACCACTAATAGATGAGTGTGAATAGATTTGTAATTAGACAAGATGTTGGTGTTGACAAACAAATCAACATACCTGTAGAACTCAAGTGGGATTATTTGGGATTGGACTTGGCTATTGATGAGTATGAAACCAAAGTAATTAAAGAAGTCATTGGTGACGGTAGAGATTTTGAGGTTTCAAGATTTGCTCACGCACCTGCTACAGGAACTACGAATGATACATTAATCAATTATGAATTTTATTTTTATTCTGGAGGGTCTCTGAATGACCTGAGTAATTGGAGAATCAATTATTTAAGTGAAGGATTTACACCACAAGAAGTATATTATTATGATAACGTATTTTCCAATTCATTTTTCAAGTTGGATTTTTACGATACTCCTGATGAGAAACAACAAACAAATTATCTTACGATAATATTGCCAACTCAACAAGGATTAATGATGGAAACTCAAATGCAGAGAACTATGGTTAATATTAGAAAACCACAGTTTATTTTGGATTATGTTGGAGATAAAGAAGGGTTTTTTATCTATTGGTTAAAGAAAAGAAATTTTCTTAATATCAATACATTCTATATGTCTGCAAAGTTTTTCAATGCTAAAACTGGACAATTCACAAGAATGATGACAGGTAGAGGCACAAATCCATTGGACTTGACAAATGGCCCTCAGGTTTATTTGACAGGAAATAAATATGCTTTTGATAACACACAATTTTTATATTATACGGTTAAACTTGATTATGAAACACAAACTTACCAAGTGTTAAATACGAGTGGACAAAGGTTGGGAACCAACATTCCCATAAAATGGTATGAATATGTAAACCCTCCACAATAATGTCACAGGATACTTATAGATTTATTGTCTCACCTGAGAATGTTGCCAGGGATTTATCCGTTGTAAATTACAGTGGTACTCCTGTTGGGGTTTATTCTGCTATGACACAAGTTGTTAGTTCGGGGCCTAGTGGTACTTCTTTGTTAACCAATTTATCGGTGCCTATATTATTAAGACAAACTGCGGTTGATGCGGGATACTATAGTCCATTCGATGGAGCGGTACTACAAAAAGATGTAGTTACCAATTTTATATTTTCATCAACTACAAATAGTCCATACGTTTGGAATATTTACAATACTTCTGATGAATTTCAAAAGTTTTTGGAACTATCTGCGTATAAAGTGGATTGGGGGGACGGTAGCCCAAAACAAACAATAACAAGTTATACCCCTAATTCAATAAGTCATACTTACCCAACGGCAATTAAACAATACACCATAACATTGGAACAAACAAATCCGTGGGGTGTGACAAAAGTTTCTAAGAAAATCAACGTACCTTTCACTGATGTTGTTATTTATAACCCAAATGGTGAATCTTTTTTCATACCTAGTGCTGGTAACTGGATTAATACTCCTGTATCATATAACTATATTTTTTCAGGAGATGCTGTGAATGTAGTTTCGGCACAAACATCAAATAATTATGTCACGGTTCCATTTACAGTTTCGGGTAATACCAGATCGAGAATAAATGAACTGGCATTGTACGGTAGTCCAAAATTCCGAGTTGGAGTTCCTGTACTCAGTAATGGACAAATATGGGGGGCAATATCAGATATAAATCCTGTGTATACTGCCTATACAATTACTGGAGTTCATTACTATGATTATAATGATGGGACTACAATATTTTTCCAACAATCATCTGGATTAACTTCAAATAATTTGACGGCACAACCTATTACTAAAGAAGAAGTTCTTCTAAAAGTAATTGACCAAGCACAAATACAAACCAACGTATTTGTTGAAAGAGGAAAAAATAGTGCTTATGAAAGAGTTATGAGATTGGGTGAGGTTGACAATTTGGGAGATATGATTAACTATGGATATGGATTCTTTAACGTAGTTAATAAAGAAAGTACTAATTGAAAAAAGGAAATAAAGTATTTATAGAAGATGAAAGTTTGTAGTAAATGTAATATTGAAAAACCATTCGAAGATTTTAATAAAGGTAGAGGATCCTGTAAACTGTGTACAAAGGAATACGATAGAATTAAATATTTGAATAATTCAGAAAAATATCGTGAATATAGTAAAAAAAGATATAAGGATAATC